TTAATTCCGCAACTATCCATACACAAATCGTTATATGCAATGGCTACCATAGTCTAATATATTATCAATCAATACACCTTCAACTTCATTTTCAAAGTCTATATCGTATCTAATAGATTGGTCTGATAGTACTATTACATCTTTATCGTTTAAAGCCATTACTCTTTCTGTCTGCATATCGTCTTGGTATAAATCGAATATCATTCCTTTTTTCATATTGTTACTAATCAGTTTTAAATTCTTTACCACACTTTTTATTTTGACACGTTCTAACTCCATCTATCCACTTTTGATGGAGACATTCACAAACCAACTCAGGAACAACTTTTATAGGTAAATTATTTACTTGTTCTTTCATGTAGTCTTGATACTCAATGATAACATCCAAAATACTCATAGATACTTGTAATTTTCCGTATTCTTTTTTTATTGCCCAGTCTATAAAATCTAAATTTTTCATAATCTTTATCTGTTTTTATCCGTAAATAATGTTAATTTACCAATTATACAACAAGTTTATGTAGGAGATAGTAGCTCTACTGTTGTAATATTGGGTTTTAGTTATTATCTCGATAAGCAAAGACTTTCTTTCTTACCTTGTTATAGCTTCATCATTAGTTTATGGAAACTACCACTTATAACGACTACACCAGTTTCTTCCTCAACATACCAATTAAAACTGGTAAATGTATGTATCAGGTATTTCAATAATGGATTAACGTACCATTAATTTAGATAAGGATTAGGTTCCTCACTTTACGCACTTATCACTATTTTAACTTGTACTTAAAGATACCTTTAAGCTTTATTATTAACAAGCCACCCTTAACCAATAGGTATATAATTAGGAAGTGTACCTAGAAAGTTTAACGAGATGAACACCATCATTCAACTTACAACGGATATATGTATAGTATAACAATCAAAGTCTGGACTTACCTGACTATGTTATCTTTATACAACCCTACATCTATTTCACCATGCCTGAAGACTTCTAGTCAGTTTTAGTAGGAATAGTAAAACATATCAGTTCTTACTATTGGTGATATTTATTAAGTAGGTTAAAGACTCTGAATCTTCAACATGACAGTAAATCGGTTCTGATATACACTACTTTTTAATTAGTTAATAGAAAGAGTTGTTTAAGGTACAACTCAGTAAACCTTTGACGCATTCCACTGTGTCAATATTAGGACTATTTATAATAGCTGTTTTCATGCATTAATTGGCTAATCCCAATCACTACTATAAATAGTCATGAGATAATGTACTGAGCTTTCATTTCTTACTAACGTTCTAGTATCTCTTGCTGTAAATTATCTAGTACTCCTTTGGTATCTTCCTTATCAATAGGTGTCTCTGTGTTTAAACTACAAATTGTAAAATCAAAATAGCTTTGTACATTTGATTCAAATGTCATATTATTTCTTTTTAAGTTCTTCAATTTTTTCTAAAATACTTTCATCATCACATTAAGTGTAAATACAACCAACCACCTTTTACAGTGATTGGTATATTAAGTAATATTCCTAAGTGTAAACTCACCACGCTTCAATCCACGCATTTTCTATCCAACATATTACAATACAGTTGGTACACTTGATAGATTTAATATGTAATTATAAAAATAAGTCACTTCCCTTTTTGAATATTTTAGCAAAAAAGCTAAGGATAAACCATTGACATACCATTCTTATGTAATTTTTATATTTACAATTTATATTCTATCTTTCTTTAGATGATTACTTAGGTTAATACACTTCATGCGTACTACTCTTAGATTTCCAATTTATAGGCTACTTTGTGTAAAGCACTATATAATCATCTTGGTGATAGGTTTCACCATTTAAAACTCCTACATCTGACTAATACAGATTGTAAACCATCAACGATTAGATAGGAATTTAGTTGTTAATTAATTTAAACATACAGTAAACTTTATAGTTTTATTTATATTTGATTTAATCATTTTCTGATAATAGTTGAACTTTATATTTATAAAAGTATAACCATTTTTAACTTTGAATGTTGGTATCATAATATTAGGTTTTTAGCTATTAATTTAAAAAATATCATTAGCACATTATTAAGAATGTGAGTTCTTCCAAGTATGTTTGCTTAAACTATATATAGTTGAAGACGTTTTAAGATGGTTATTTATTTTCTAATGATAAATTTAATAGAGAACAGAAACTGGGGCAATTCATTGCTTTATCCAGGATTATTTAAGATATTATCTCTGCTACTGCTCTCTGAAATATACTATACTAAAAGATTTCATTATTTCTCTTAGATTTAATTCTTCTTGATTTCTTTCCTCTATTCTTTACAAAAGAATGTACATTATTCCATTCAGTTGATAATACACTCCTTTTGTTACTAATTATATTAATATTTCTAGGTCTCCTTAGTATATACATCTTAATTTCTTCAGGAAACAATTGATTTGTCCCTATTCCTACAGTTATGTAAAATGTTAATAATCTATTTTTTATAATTTATAAGTTTTCTTCAATCCAATTATTAAACGATTTAATTTCTTGTTTACAAGAAAACCAAGCATGTTCATCTTCAGCATATTGAAAAAGCAAAGATTCAACATCAGATTTACTATACATTTTCTCTTTAATCAAGTGTACTATTACTTCATTGTTTGATGTTAATTTAAGTTGATATCTATCTTTTCCAATATATTCAGCTAAATCTCCCATAAGACTTGGAAATGGAACTTTACCTGTTCCTATTTCCTCATACTCCAATTCTACATCATCAATACCACCTAACTCACAAAACTTCTCAATAAATGCTTGAGATAGTTGAGGTAAATGTATATTTTTATAGTAGACCTTTCCTCTAAAATTACCTGTAATAGGATTATACTTATCTGGTTTAGAGTAATTATTAACTTTAATAGTTAAAGATTTATCAGTAGTTGCTATTATTTTTTTACAACCGTCTAATATAAAAGGGCTATCATCAAGATGTCTTGCAATACCTGTTTTAGTATTAATTACAGAATTACTTACATATTTAAGTTCATCATCATTATCTATAACCCACCCATATTTAATAGGTTCATCAGATGTTATATAAAGATAAAATCTATTAAATCCATTATAATGACCTTGTTGATGAGCTTTTTCTTTTTGCCCATATAATTTTAAAGTTTTAGGATTTTGATAAATTACATTTTCATTATTATCATCAGTGGGCAACATAACTACATTTCCCTGTATACAAAGTTTCTCTTCGTGTTGTATTATTTTATTATTTTTCATTTGTTTAGCTTTTAGTTGGTTAATAAATAAACTCTTTGACCAGTATCACTCTGGAATATTGATGTTCTAGCAAATTTACATAAGAGGAACACTCCTATAGCTCTTTCCAGTTGATGCTATTTATATGTCCTAAAACAAATAAAGTAGGACTCGAACCTACACAACTAGTCAATATATATCAAATAAACACAACTGTTGATGCAGTTTAACAATTTAAAGGGCACTTTTTACAGGAATCGAACCATACCTTCTTACCACATGCTTCATTGCTGTTTACTTTCAATCAAAGAGTTTAATTTTATAAGTTTTCTTCAATCCAATCTTGCACACCTACTGATTCATTTTTCATACCTTTAGAATTAGTATACTGATGTGATAAATATTTTAGGTATTTTAAAAGTTTTCATCCTGTTATTGTTTTAGGTTGGTTATTATTCAATTTGTTATTTTAAGTATTAATTTACTAAAGGTTAGTATTTAATACTTAAAGAGAGACCCTAGGTTTTGCAACCCAAATTATGAATATTACTCCATTAAGCTTTCTATCTTCATCTCTCTTCTTTACAATTGTGTACTTTAATTGTAAGTATTAAACTTAAAACATCTTATACTTTGTAGCCCATTGCTGGCAGTTGTCTATAGTTTTATTATATAGATGTTCCATTTTAGTATAAGATTACAACAATTTGAGTTGCTTTAAGTATTTAATTTATTCATGAGTTGATTGTCTTTCTAAAAAATTGAAATCTTCTTCATCATAATAGTCATCATGGTAATCATCTTCAGTTATAATTCTATCTAATTCAACATTAATATGTTGATAGACATCTTCTAGTATTTGTTGTACTGTATTTGAAGGCATATTTGATATGATAAGTAATTCATACTTATCATTTACTTCTCCTACTTTGAAAAACATATAGGATTCTACTTTATCATATTGCATAATTGTTTTGTTTTTATTGGTTATTATTAATATTTGGCTATTTGTAATACTATTCTTTTATTTCAAATTTAATATTTGATTTATATAAAATGTTAGTATTATTTATTGGTAATAAATTAAAGACTTGGTGTGCTTGTAATCTATACCAATCTTTACTATGTTCTTCTTGTTTATATGGTTCTATACAATGCTTTACATAATCTTTTCCAACAGTGTTTATTAAATGTTCCCATCCTTTTTCTGTTATTTGTATATGAATGTAATCATTTAGGTTAAATGGTATTGTTTTCATTGTTATTTGATTATTTAATGTTTCCAACCTAATTTTAGGTCTGTTAAGTCAGTTAATGCTGATGTATAAGACATAAAGTTATCCCATTCTCCTGCACAATTATAAACTACTCTTATAGATTTGTTTGTATGTTCAGGTATTTCTTTTATCATACCATTCTCCCATTTATCTTTAGGATAATGTGATGGTTGATAATGTACTTTATCTCCTACTCTTAATTCTGTTATGTTCATAATAAATGGCTATTAATAGTGTATAATTGGTTAATAATTGTTCTGTAAAAGGTTGTAATATTAGTTGATGTTGTTATAACTAGTTGTAGACTAGATAATTATATCCAGTCTACTTTAATTACTACATATACTCCTTTTTTATTAAATGCTTTAACTAGTGCTTCTAGTTTAGTTTTAGGTCCAACTAGCATATTACTATATTGCACTTTACATTTAATTGCTTGTGCTATTGATGACCTTGTAGGTTTATTATAAACACTCATTTCAAAGTATCTTCCTTTGTTAAATAGAACACTAACATTATTATGTCTTTCTAGGTTTCTATCTCTTTGTTGTTGATTAATTTGTTCTACAAATGCAAAGGTTTCTTGATTTGAGTCTAATGTTGATGTATAATTCATTGGTTATTGATTTTGGTGGTTAGTAAATATTTAGCTATTTATACTCTATGTTTGAGTAATATTGTTTTTATAAGTGATAGTTAAATTGTATGATGTTGTGCTACAGAACACTTCCTAACACTCTAATAATTATTATTTTCATCTACCACTAATAGGATAAGTGTCTAGTTACTAAAAAACTAGGATGATATTCATTAAGAATACAATAATATAAGTTTAATACCTATATAGAAATAATAATCATTAAAAAGAATGAAGTAAACCAACCAAAATAAAACTTTATTCTTATTTAGTTAGGTATGTACTGTAGCTTTCAACAAAATATAAACTCCTAATATCCTAATGTACCTTTATTAAAAAAAGATAATTAGTCTACACTAATGGAGCAAACATTAGTGAGGGTTTTGAGATAGGTTTGATTGTTAGAGAATACACTGAGAATAATTCCCAGTGTATTTCCATAGCAAATACCAAAGCTATTAACTTTGGTATTCAGTAGTATTCATCTTAGATATTTTGCATTCCAAGAGCAGAGATAATATCTGCATCAGCAGTACTCATTGTACCAGTAGCTATTTCAAAGAATGGTTTCTTTGAACCTTCAGCATTGGTAACAACAGTTAAATGCAGAGTAATTTCATCTCCAACAGAGACTCCTTTCTTTACATCTCCAGATGCATTTTTCATAGTTCTAGTACCAGCAACTACGAAGCCTTTCAGAGGACCTTCAGAGGTAATCTTTGCATTGTGTAGCACGTAGCTACCACCATTAGACTTTGACATAGTCTTTGAAGCATTGGTTAATATTGTTGCTTTGTATGTGTTTTCAGTTTCCATTTTATTTAGTTTATTATGGATTGTGTGGCTTATGCCAATAATTAGTGAGGGTCTTGACATAGGTAATAATGAGAAGAATATTACCAGAGCTATCAACTTCTGGTATTGTATTCATCTTATATGTTTATGCGTTATACTCTCAAGAATCAGTGAGGGTTTTGACCCTAGTCATTGTGGCTAATGTGTAGCGTAGCTAACACACAGCCTATTGACGTTAATAGTAACCATAGTATGATACCAAGTTGACTTGACATTGTTTCATAGTTCATAGCATAGCTAGTAGCATCAGTATCTAACATAGATATAGAATACAACATAGAATACATTAGTATGAAACAAAGTAAGAACATAGATATGAATATAGTTAACATAACATTGGTAGTTTTATTATTAATCATGGCTGAGAATTTAGTTTGTATATAAATAGGTGGAGGGTAGTTTCATCTCCAAAAATTAGTGAGGGTTTTGTCAAGGGAGATTCACACACTCATAATCTGTCAATTAAAAATTACCTAGTAAAAAATTTTTTATAATTTTTTTTTATAAAATTTTTAGGAATATAATAAGCATAAAAAATACCAATAAGATAAATAGCTAGTTTCATCTTATTGGTACAATTATGAGTATTCTTAAAAGTTATAATGAGGTATTCCTTTAAAAGAAAAAAGAACCAAAAAAGAAAACTACATTCTTTTCCCCATTATATTTATGTTTTTGGGAGTGTTTCTATAACCTAACAGGTTAGTAGGTGAACTACCTAGTACAAAGTTACAGGAAATATTTTACATTGTCAAGGGTTTTTTCAATAAATCATATAAACTTATTAACATCCTAGTATATTAAAGCTTTCTAGGTGTAAAATATTTATTATCTATTTCTCTGTAATTAGTTGTTATTATTAATTTATTTCTTAACTTTGTTTCAGAATTAAATTAATAAAAAATAAATAACTATGACAGAATTTAAAGAATATAGTAGAAAAGGTTTAAGTGAGATGACCCCATTTGTAAGAGGAATGGACCTGACAGGTGTATCTATATCAGATGCAGATAAAGTAAATGGTTCACCTACAAAAGGTGATATGATTGCAAGAAATCCAAAAAACCATAATGATTTGTGGTTAGTTGCAGAAAAGTATTTTAATGATAATTTAGAGTTAGCTAAAACAACAGAAGGAACATTTAAAGAAAGATTATTAATAGAAGCTCAAGAACTTGCTACTAAAACAAATGGGTTAAATGACTTTATGAGAACTAAAGCATTTGTTAGGTTAGATAGAGAAAATAAAGATTTACTTTACACTCAATCAAGATTAATGAATAAGTACCTACAAGTACTAGGTAAAAGATTAGAATTACTAGATGTAGAATTTGAATTTAAAAATTAATAATATGACAAAATCTAAATTAACACCAGATGAACTTTGGAAAGAATTTGCTAAGAATATAAATGGTTATCTAAAAGCACAAGAAGAAGCAGCTATTAGTATATCAACAATAGTTTTAGAATCGTTAAAAAATCACCCAAAAAAAGATGACTCAGATATAATTACTTGGAATTTAAAAAATTAATACTATGTCAAAGAGAAATAGAAAGAAGAAGAAAAAGATTAGATATAATCCATTAGTGATACCCATAGAAGACTTACCAGTATTGTATGTAGGAGAATATGGGTATAATATGTTGAGGAAAGTTTTTAAAGAAGAATGTGAAAAATTAAAATTAATATGAGTGGAAAACAATTAGAAATACCTTTTCCTACAGAAGCACTTAGAGGATTAAAACCTGACATAGATTTAATAATAGACCCTATAGAACATATAGATTTTAGTCCTGAGCAAATAAAAAAACAGTTCAATAAGATATGGGAAGCAACTAAACCTAAAAAAACAATAAGGGGTATACTATTCTTTGGTACTAGTGGAGAGTTGAAAGCAGGTTTTGACCCTTATAAAGATTTTTTTGATGTTAGTATACCATAATAAATTAATATAAATAAAATGAAAATTATACAAAAAGTATTAGAGTTACCACATGATGACTATTACAAGAAACATCTTTCTATAATTAATAGTATGTTGCCTGAGCATCTTGTACCTAAAGAAATTGAAGTACTTGCTGCGTTTATGGGAGCAGACCCAAAATTAATAGAAGATGATAGGTTTAATCCTGTGATTAGAAAAAAAGTAATGGCACAACTAGGTTTACAACCTGGAGGGTTAAGTAATTATTTAAAATCATTAATTAATAAAGGTTGTCTTACTAAGAGTGCAATTACTAAAAAAATTACAATTAAAAGATATTTACTTCCTGAAAGTAATGTGCAAGGGTATAGATTTAAATTAAGTAAAAAAAATGAATAAAAAGATAAACTATAGTCAAGGGAGAGAAAATATGGAAAAAGAGATTGATAGAAGACTTAAAATAAAAGAAGCTTTTGATAACATTGAAAAAATAAATAAAGAAACAGAAGAAAAATTAAAACAATTAAATGATACTAAAAAATCCTGAGTTACTTACTGATTTCTATTTAGAACAAAAAGAATATTATCCTGAGTTGACACTAGAGCAGTTTAAAGATATATGTCAGAATCCTTGGAGATATACTAAGAGAGAAATGGAATTTGGAGAACTACCTACAATTAGATTAAAGTACTTTGGTACACTACAGGTATATCCGAAAAGAGCAAAAAATATGTTAGAGAATCTAAAGAAAAGATTTAAATTACATCAAATAGACTCAAAGCAGTTTTTTAAATTAAAAGAAATGTTAGAAAAATTTTTAGAAAAAGATGAAAATAAAATTAAGTGATATAAAAGCATATATAGTAGGAAACATTAGACACTACTTATATCATAATAATAAATTGAAATGGTTTATAAGAAATCATATATACTTTCAAATACAAGCTAGAGTAAATAGTATGGACAAACAATGCTATAACGATGGGTCTTGTAAAGAATGTGGTTGTACAACTATAGCATTACAAATGGCAAATAAAGCTTGTGATGGAAAATGCTATCCAGAAATGGTAAGTAGAAAAAGATGGAATTTATTGAGTAGTTCATTAAATATTCATTTTACTGATAACAATGGAGATTTATGGAGATTAGAAAATAATAAATTTATAAAAATATGAGTTGGATAAATAAATATATAGAAACCAAAGATTTAAAAGTAGGAGTAAAAAGTACTATTGTATTTAAAACAACTACAGAATTACCACAAATTAAAACATTAAGTTCTTCTTGTGGGTGTAGTGTACCTACATATAGTAAAGAGAAAAGAGAATTAAGTGTAGAATATACTCCGAAAGTTATACCTCAACATTTAAAATCTCAAGGTTGGTATAGGTCAACAAAATCAATTACAGTAACATACACAAATGGTACAAAAGATGTATTATCGTTCACTTCTAAAATATATAAATAATATGAATAATAAGAGATTTGCAATAGTAATAGGGCATACAAAATTAAGTAAAGGAGCATGTGGAATAAATTTACCATGTGAGTTTGATTATAATAGTATTATTGGAGAAAGTTTATCTGATATAGCTGATATTTATTATTATGATACTTATAATTTTGGATATACTTCAATGGTTAAAAGAAATGCAGTTAAAATGAATAAAAAAGATTATGATTTAGTTATAGAATTACATTATAATGCAGCTACACCAATAGCAAATGGAACTGAAATTTTTTATTATTTTAGTAATAAAACAGGAAGACAGTATGCTACAACTCTATGTGAAAATATATCTAAGACATTAGGTACTAAAAATAGAGGAGCTAAACCAATGATGAGAGTAAGAGGAAAAAAAGACCCTAGAGGATTTGCAGCAATATTTTATCCTAAAGCAACAACTTTATTATTAGAACCTGGTTTTGGAAGTAATGAAGGAGATGCTGAAAAATTAAGAACAAGACAATGTAACTATATAGTAACATTAAGAAATTTTTTAAATACTATATAATATGTCCTATTTATTTGAAGTAGAAAACAAAGCTGTTATACCTCACACAGAAACATTACTTATCTCTCCTTTTAAAGAAATTTGGGAGAGAGATAAGTCTAAAGGTAAACAGTTTGCAATAGAAGATTTTTCTTATATAGAATTTATGAGTTCTATGAAGAAAACTAATCCTTACAGACAGTACCCTGAAGACAGGAAACATGATGTAATAAAAGAAGCAGTTATAACTAGAGATGACTGGGAAGCTGATAACTTAATTAAAGAAGCAATAAAAGTAATGGATAAGTTTCAAAAAGAAGCATCAACTACTTATAATTATTACATAGCAGCAAAACAAGCAACAGAGAACATGCAAAAGTTCTTTGAAGAAGTAGATTTAAGTGAAAGAAACTTTAAGTCTGGAAACCCAGTTTACAAACCTAGAGATATTACAAATGCTTTGACAGATACTGAAAAAGTATTAGCTAATATTAAAGGATTAGAAAAAAAGGTAGAAGAAGAGTTGTATGAAGAAGTAAAAAGTAGAGCAAATAAAACTATCTCTCCTTTTGCACATCCTGACAGTTTAAAATAAATTATGGAAGATTATTTAGATGGAAAAGTAGAATCTATTAGAAATCCTGATGGTACTTGGATAAATACTCAATGTTTTAGAGAACCAGCTTTACAGTTTATAAAGCATGGTTACTATTGCCCTGACCCCTGGGAGTCTCCAGCTTGGTTTGATTACTGGACTGAAGAAAGAAAAAGATGTATGAATGGGTATACTGTAGGAGGAGCAAAAATTACAGGAGACCATTATTTCTATTTAAATTATTGTCCTATACAAAAAGTAGAAGACACAACTGCAAAAATTACTAGAAAAATTAATAGCTTCCCAGATTTCTGGGATGGAGATTACAATTATTTTTGGTGTAGAGAAATTGCTAAGAAAGGAATTTTAGAAGCTTCTGTAGATGATGAAGACAGAAAAGAAGCTGTATTAGAATTAGATACTTTAGCTCAAGCTGTAGAATTAAAAAAATTATTTTCAGATTTACATTTAGAAGTAAAAATAAAAGTAGATTTTCTTACAGGTGGGTATAACTTAATTGTAGGAAAATCAAGAAGAAAAGGTTATTCATATAAATCAGCATCAGTTGCTGCTAATAATTTTTTTACAAAACCAAGGTCATTAACAATATTTAATGCTTATGAGAAAAAGTATTTATATCCTAAAGGATTATTCTCAATGTCAGTAGATTATATTAACTTTATTAATATGAATACTGCATGGGCAATGCCTTCAGATGTTGTAAACAAAACTGACCACATTAAATCTTCTTATATTACTTATAAGAATGGTATTAAAATAGAAGAAGGTTTTAAATCAGAAATATTAGCAAGTACTTGTAAAGATAATGCAGATGCAAATAGAGGGAAAGATGCAGAAGATATTTATGTAGAGGAATCAGGAGCATTTGGTACACCTGGACTACTAAAAGACTTATACTCTGCATCAGAGGATTGTGTAAAAGCAGGAGCTATAAAAACTGGAATGATTACTATATTTGGTACATCAGGAGATATGGAAGGAGGAACAGCAGATTATGCTGATATGCACTCAAGACCTCAAGCTTTTGATTTACTGCCATTTGATAATATTTGGGATAAAAATATGTCTAATACTTCTTGTGGTTTTTTCCATCCAATTAATTGGAACATGGAAGGGTATTATGATAAGCAAGGTAATTCAGATAAAGAGTCAGCAAAACAACTTGAATTAGCTACTAGAAAAGAATTGATAAAAAATGGAGCAAGTTCTTCTGAAATACAAAGAAGGATGCAAGAGAAACCTCTTAGCCCAGGAGAAGCATTTGCTGGGGTATCAATAAACAATTTTCCAGTAGTAGAATTAAAAGCACAATTAGCTAAGGTTAAAGCTAATGATTGGCAAAATACAAAAGGAACACCTGTTAAACTTAGTTATATAGAAGGAAAAGTATCAGCTACTCCTATACTTAGTGGTAAAGCTACTCCTATAATTAGTTTACACACCATGCCTAAAGATAAGAGAGGAGTTCCAATGATATATGAATATCCAGTTTACAATGCACCTAGAGGGTTATATAAAATAGGGTATGACCCTATTAGACAAGATGAAGGTACTTCTTTAGCAGCAATTTGTGTATATAAAGGTGTACATATTGGTACAGTTTATCATAGTATATTAGTTGCAGAATATGTTGGTAGATTAGAATCAGCAGATGATATTGACCACATGGCTGAAATGTTAGCTGAACTTTACAATGCACAAATAATGCATGAGAATGAAGTTACAGGAGTAAAAAATTATTTTAGAAGAATTAAAAAATTACATCTTCTTGCTGCACAGCCAGACACAGTTATTAGTAAAAATATAAAAAAATCTAAAGTAGCAAGAGTATATGGATGTCACATGAACTTACAATTAAAAGATGCTGGAGAAAGATATGTTAAAACTTGGTTACTCACTGAATTAGATTTTGATGAAAATGGAGGAGTCATAAGAGTTATAGACAGAATTTATTCTATTAGATTACTTGAAGAATTGATATATTATAGTAGAAAAGGTAACTTTGATTTAGTATCTTCTTTATTCATGTGTATGTTTCAAGTTCAAGAAGAAAGTTTAGGAAAAGAGTATAAAGAAAAAGATGAAAATAAAAAAATAAAAGATTTAGTAAAGATGATGGATAAAATGCACAGAAAGAATTAATTTTTGTATATTTGCTAAATATATTAACTATGAGTGACGTAAAGATACAAAATCAAAGACTTAGTACTTCTCAGAAAAATGCTAAGAATAAACAATGGTATAAAGACAGAGCTGATGAATTAGATAATTCTCATAATAACTTATTGAGTAGTGGTCAAGGAGAAGTTTCTGAACACAAAAGAATGAAAGTTAATTATGACTTATTTAATAATATTCTTAATCTTAAAGATTTTAGTTATGTTTGTAATCCTCAAGGAGATGATGTAGGAGAATTACCAGCATCTATGGTTAATAGAGATATATCTTCTGGAAAGATTAAAGCTATTCTAGGTATGGAAATGAAAAGACCTTTTTCATGGAAAGTAGTAGCAACTAATCCTGAAGCAACAACTAGAAGAGAACAAACAGAGTTTGGAAAAATTAGAGATTATGTTATTTCAAACATAATGAAACCTATTAGACAAGAAATAGAAATTAAATATCAATCTCAAGATGGTAAAAAACTAACAGAAGAAGAGATTAAAAAAATACAACAACAAGTAGAAGAAGAAACTAAAGCTGCTACTCCTGATGAAGTCAAAAAGTATATGACAAGAGAACATCAAGACCCTGCTGAAGTATTACATCATCAACTACTTGAATACTTAATAAAAAAATGTGATGTAAAGACAAAGTTTAATACAGCTTTTAAACATTTAAATATTTCTGCAAAAGAAATTATGTATGTAGGTATTTTAAATGGAGAACCAGAAGTATGGAATGTAAATTCTATGAGGTTTAATTGTAATATAAATACTGATACTAATTTTGTAGAAGATGCAGAATCTGCTAGTTGTGAATATAGAATGACACCTTCACAAGTTATTAGTTATTTTGGTGATGAATTAACTGATAAAGAAATTGATAGAATTTATACAGATTATGCTCAATACAATCAAGTAAGAGCAACAAACAGTGAATTTAACTTTGGGACTTATGTAGAAGAAGAAAACAATACAGTTAGAGTTTTACACAATGTTTGGAAATCATTAAGGAAATTAAAATTTCTTACATTTAAAGATGAGAATGGAGATGAGCAAACTACAATAGTAAATGAAAACTATAAGTTAAATCCTGATGCAGGAGATATTGAAATTGAAGAAGAGTGGATTCCTGAAGTTTATGAAACTTGGAAAATCAATGCAGATATATATGTAAATATGAGACCTATCCCAGGTCAATTTAAAGACCTAGATAATTTATATCAGTGTAAGTTACCTTATTATGGAGCAATCTGTGATAATATGAACTCTATCCCTACTTCACTTATGGATAGATTAAAAGTTTACCAATATTATTATAATATTGTTATGTATAGAATTGAACTATTAATAGCATCTGATAAAGGTAAAAAAGTAATGATGAATATTAATGCTATTCCTGATAGTGCTGGTATTGATTTAGAAAAGTGGCAATACTTTTTTGAGAGTTCACCTTTTATGTGGTATGATTCAAATCAAGAAGGAATGGAATATAATGATGTAAATACAATGGCTAAAACTATTGATTTATCATTAGCTTCTGATATTGGAAAGTATGTAGAATTTGCAGAATATTTAAGAAGACAAGCAGGAGCTTCTGTAGGAATTACTGATGCTGTAGAAGGACAAGCCAGTGCTTCTGAATCAGTAGGAAACAACAGACAAAATTTAATACAAACTTCTCATATATTAGAACCTTATTTTGAATTACACAATAATGTAAAAAGAAATGTTTTACAAGCTTTAATTGAAACTGCTAAAGTAGCGTATGCTAAAAACAAACCAAAAAAATTACATTATGTTCTTGATGATATGTCAAGACAAGTAATTGATATGGATATAGGTTTATTAGATGCTAGTACTATTGGTATATTTGTATCAAATTCTTCTAAAGCTCAAGAAGCACTAGATGCTATTAAACAACTTGGACATGCTGCTATGCAAAATCAAAAAGCAGAACTATCTGATATTGCTTCATTACTTAGACAAGAAGGTATTGTTGAAGCTGAAGAAACTCTTAAAGCTGCTGAAGCTGAAAGAAAAGAAATTGATGCAAATGCTCAAGCTAGTCAACAAGAATCTATAGCTAAAGAAAATGAAAAAATCAGACAAAGAGAAAGAGAAGAACATGAAGAAGCTAAAGAGTTGATAATTCTTAAAGAAGAAGAAAAAAGAAAAACTGTTATAATTCAATCTTCTATAATGGGAGCATCTTTTAATCCTGATATGGATAAAGATAATGATGGAGTTAATGATTTTATAGAAATAGCTAGAGATGGAGTTAATGCAGAAATAGCTCAAAGTAAAAATCAACTAGAAAGAGAGAAATTTGAACAATCAAAAATAGAACATAAAGATAAGATAGCTGTAGAAAAGAAAAAAATAGATGTAGCTAGTGCTAATAAGGCAAGAAAATAATAAAAAGCTATTACACACAACTTTACAAAAATTAAGTTTTAACTTGAATAAATTAATATATAATCTTAAATTTGCAATATGAGTACAGAAACAAACACAACAGAAGAAACATTTGAATGGGATGCACCTTCAACAGAAGATGCTTTTTTTGGAGAAACTGAAGAAGCTACAACAGTAGTAGATGAAGTTGAAAAAGATGACCTAGAAGAAACTGTTGAAAAAGAAATAACTGAAACTAAAAAAGAAGAAACAGAAGAAGTTTCATTTAGTTTTGAAGAAACAGAAGATGATAATGAAGATGAAGATGATGAAAATACAACTACTTCAAATAAAGAAGAAAATATAACAACTGAAACTTCAGTATCAACAGTAGAATATTTAAAATCAAAAGGTCTTATTGACTATGAGTTAGAAGAAGGAACTGAAATGACATCTGAATTAGCTGAAGAGATTTTAGAAGATTCAATGGATGAAAAAATTAAAGATAGACTAACTGATTTATTTGGAGAACTTCCAGATGTAGTTAAAGAGCTTAATAAGTTTGTCATGAATGGAGGAGATGTAAATGAATATCTTAATAAAGTATCAGGAACTTCTAAAATAGCAGGAATAAGTGCAGATATGGACATTACTGTAGATGCTAATAAAGAGTTGGTAATTAAAGACCAATTAAAAATTGCTGGTTATGATGATGAAGATATTAGCACACAAATAGAATTTCTAAAAGATTCAGGGAAATTTGACAGTATGGCTGAAAAACATTTTGAAAAATGGAAAGCTCAAGATGAAGTTAATAAAAAAGAAATTTTTAAAGCTTCTGAAGAAAAAGTTAAAGCAGAAAAAGCTAGTAGAAGAAAATTTAAAAATGATTTAGCAGAGCAATTAAAAAAGACTGAAGAAGTTAATGGTATTAAATTATCTAAAGATGATAAAAAATCTTTACCTTCTTATATGTCTGATAAGACAGTTAAAATGAGTAATGGCACTTATGCTACACAAATGGAAACTGATTTATATTCAGCTCTAAAAGATGAGAAGAAAAGAGTTTTAATTGCTAAATTAATAAAAGATGATTTTAACTTTGATACTATAAAAGTTAATGCAACTACAGAAGTAGCTAGAGAAGTAAAAGAAAATATAAGAAGAGGTAAAGCAGTTACACCAAAATCAGCAATAGGGGGTTCACAAAAAAATAAAAAAGAAAGTTTAGCTGATTTCTTTTAACAAATTAAATATATAAAGACAAACAATTATGGCAACACTTGGAAGTAAATTAATTACTAAAGAAATGGAGTGGAATGCAAATATGACAGAGCAATCTCATTTGGGAGCTGCTTTGATTGCAAAACCACACAAATTAATGGGACAGATGGATAAATTATTCTCTGCTGAAAACTATTACTCTGATAACCCTTTGTTATCAATGCTAATGGGAAATAAAGCAACAGAAGAAACTATTACATCTACCTCATGGGAATGGGATTTGAAAGGAGCAAACACTAGACCACTTGTGGTTATGGAAAATGTTGAACCTGTTTCAAATACAACTCCTGGAAAGTTTAAAAGAACTTTTAAACTTAAACTAGATGAAAATTGGTATGTACCTGGAGATATGTTAAGTCCTGGAACTTCTAATAAGAGATTTCAAGTTAGAATTTCTGATGAAGTTCAAAGACATGGAGATGGATGGGTATATACAGTTAGAATGATGTCAGATGACCCTCAAGCATTTATGCCAATTAAATACTTGAAACCAGGGACACAATGGGCAAAACTATTCTCTCAGTATGAAGAAGCTGCTGAACAATCAGGTTCTACTCAATTTAGTACACCTATTGCATTAAGTAATAAGATGTCTAAGTTCAGAAAAAAATATAAGATTACTGATTATGCTGCACAAGAAGTATTAGCTGTTAAGCTTCCTGACTCAAAAGGAGGGTATCATGATTCTTGGATGAAATATGCTGAGGTAGAATACTGGCAACAGTGGTACAGAGAACTTGAAAGAGGAGTTTGGTACACAAGAAGTGCTGATACTGTTATGGGAGCAAATGGAAGACCAGTAAGGTCTGGACCAGGAGTTCAAGAGCAATTAGAAGATTCCCACATACACAGATACACTCATCTTTCTGCAAAAATGATTGAAGAGTACTTGATGGATATTTTCTATTCAAGAACTAAACCAGGAAAAGGTAGAAAAATCAAAGGTTATACTGGAGAATATGGTATGTTGATTTTCCATAGAGCAATTGAAGATTGGATGAATAAATCTGGATTCATTAAGAATGTAGAAGTGTACACAAATAAAGTACAATCTGATATGCACTCTAATGGTTTAGAAGCTGGTTATCAATATGTGAAGTACAATATGGCAAATGGTGCAACTCTTGAGTTGATTCATAACCCATTGTATGATGATAGAGAAATCAACTTTGAAATTGATGAAGTATCAGGTTATCCTGTAGAATCACAAAGAATTACATTCTTAGATTTTTCTGGAGAAACTTCTAAATCTTCAAACATTAAGTTAATGAAAAAGAAAGATTCTGAATCATTTACTTATATTGAAGGAACTGTAGGACCTTATGGACCTAAGAAAGGTGGTAGTTCTGCTCACTCTGGGGACTATTATGAAATGCATGTTGGAAAATCATGTGGTGTTCATATCCATGATATTACTAAATGTGGAGAGTTAATTCTATCAAGAAATAACTAATAATATATAAGAAAAAAGGAGGTGTAAAAACCTCCTTAATTCTTTTGAAGTTTTATAAAGAAAAAATTAAATACAGATAATAAGATGAAAATAGAAGTAAGACCAATAGATAGAAAGAAATGGCATGGAAAAACTGGTAAAGATAATTTTACTAGACCTAAAAAAATTCAAGCATTAGTAAATAGTGATACTATGAAATATGCTACAGGGTTAACAGTAGAAGATATTGAAACATTAAAAGAAAAGTATGATATAAATTATGATTTATCTTCTAATTTTAATCCTGAGAAAGCTCACCCATTTTGGGACTCTTCTATTGCAGTGATTAAATTAGAAAATGCTACTATGTTTTATGATTCAGACAAAGGTTTAGATATTATAAAAATTAAGCTAATGAAAGATTCAAAGTATGTAGCTAATTCTATGGCAGAATATGAAGAAGGATTATATCCTGAAGCAACTCATGTATTAATAGATGAAACTGAAGAAGTAGAACTACAAGCTACAAAAATTGCAATTAAGAAAAAAGCAACTGTAGAATCTACAAAAATATCAAAAGATAAAAAGATTCAGTTGATTATGATTATAGGAGGTAAAAATGTTAGAGGAAAGTCTGATAATCTTGTAGAAGTAGAACTTGACAAATTACTAGAAAGAGATTCTAAAGATGTTTTAAGATATATTCAAATGGATGATACTGAGGTAAGTTCTCATGCGATGATTCTTGAATGTTTACAAAAAAGTATATTAAGAAAAGAAGGACATAAAATATTTTATCATGACTCAGTTTTAGGAGGAGATATATTTGATGTTATCAAGTATTTATCTAATGATGATAATCAAGATTTAAAATTAAGACTGATGAAAGCAGTAACTGATTAATTATGACAATAGAAGAAATGCACTATGACTTCAAGATGAAAGTCAATAAGGTAGACAGTCAACAGT